ACCGCGTCGCGCTGCGTGCCGATGCCTTCGACCTGGAGCGTGACGACGTCGTCCACGCTGCCCTTGATCGTGAGCTTCGTGCACTTCCAGTCCTTGACGCGAATGATCTTGTCGATGCCCGTCGCGTCGGCGACGCCGGCGCCGTAGAAGAGGAGTGTGCCGTACTGCAACTCCTCCGTCGGGTAGAACTTGTGGCGCCCGTACACGCCGGCGACCACGGAGCTTGCGATCTCCGTACCGAAGCAGAGCTTCAGGAGGCGCCCCACCGCTTGGGTATTCGCTTCCACCGTGAAGCCAGCCGGCACCTGCTTCGTGCCGATGTAGCCCGTGCCCTTGAAGCGGGTACTCAGGCGCCGGTTGGAGTCGATCATGGCGAACTCTTCGAGTCCGCCGGACACCTCGGTCGGCTGGAGGAACGAGTACACGGTCGCGCTCGACCCGATGGCGGACTGGATGCCGACACCGATGTACATGTTCCGGCCCGGATAACTCTCGCTCGAAGCTGCCATGTATCCCTCCCCTACTCGTGGTAGCCGCGGAACGTGAAGGCGATCACGGACACGTGCCCGCCCTCTACGTCCTCAAGCTCCGCAGTCTCAAACACGCCGACTTGTGTCGTCATGCCGTACAGTCCCACGACGATCTCTTCCTGAGACTCGCCGATCGTTCTCATCCAGCGCCGATTCTTCGGCTTCGCCCGATGCTGCACCCGGAGCACCGCGCGGCCGCTCACGCGCAGCAGGCCGCCCTTGATCGTCCCGCGGTACTCGACGCCGAACTGCTCTTGGACTCCGAGGGTGTAGCGGTTGTCGGTGATGGTGGTCTCGTCGTCCGTGAGCACGTAGCCCATCGCCCGCATAGCCGCCTCGATGTCGTTGACGAGTGCCTGCGTCCACGACTCGACACCCACCGTCCCCGTCACCACCACCGGAGCGGCGGCGAGGATGCCACGGTAGAACCCTGCCGTCTCCTGCCGGGCCGCTTGGTCGACGGTCCCGGTAGGAAGCGGCGGCCCTCGCCAGGGCATCGTCGTGTGGATTGCGCTGTGCCGGTCGGCTGCTGTCGTCACGGCCCGCTCCCGATCTTGCCTTGCGTGAAGGTAGTTCCGTCGTCACTCACCGCGGCTTTGTGATCCACGATGAGTCCGGCGGCGTTGAAGATGTCCAACTCGCTCGAGGTCTGCGTCTTCGGGTTCATCCATGCCTTGTGCATGTCGTCGATCTTCGCCGCGATGCTTGCGGTTGCGGCCGGCGCTCCCTGCGCGGGTTGCGCGCGCGTGTCGACGGTGAGCACATCGGAGACTTCGGCGTTGACCTGGGAAGTCGTCAGGAACGTTCGCGAGCTGAACTCGCTCGTGAGTTCCGCGTGTGTCGGCAGGTCAGCGGCAGTCAGAGCGGCCGCGACTCCGCTTTGCACCTCTGCTGAACTGAGGTCGTTCAGGCCCGCCAACTCGCTCGACGTGATGTACCCCGTCGCCGCCAGTGTTCGGGCGTTCAGCTCAGAGGAAGTCAGGTAGGATGCCGAGGCGATCGAGCGTGCGTTCAGTTCCGACGATGTGAGGTAGCCGGCCGTCGCGAGCGTCCTCGCGTTCAACTCCGAAGATGTCAGGTATGTCGCCGCCGCTATAGTCCTCGCGTTCATCTCGGCCAGGGTCGGTCCGTCGTAGACGGCAAGGGAACTCGCGCACTGCACGGCGACCTGGGCCATCGCGGCCGTACCGAATGTCCCAACAGCTCCCGTCACGCTTCCCACTGAGCCCGTCACCGACGAGAGCGCGCCCACGTAGCCGATCACATTTCCGGCGACGTTCCCCGTGACACTGCCCACGGAGCCAGTCACGGAGGAGAGTGCGCCAACCGACCCGACGACGTTGCCCCCGACGTTCCCGGTCACGCTCCCGACAGCGTCCACGCGCATGTCGCCGAGGGACTCGGGGTAGATCACGAGAGCCGTCACCGTGGCGCTTGTCGATGAGGACTTGATCTGAAGCGCGACGGTGTCACCGTCCATCTCGGAGGACGTGAGGTCGAGATAGTAGAACCCGCTCGAGGGCGCGATCTCCGTCGCTTCGCTCGAGCAGTCCGCGAAGGTTCCGGCGTCGATGCTGCGCTCGCTGTCGAGCCCCGCGGCGCCGGAGATGAGTTCGCTACTCGCGTTCCAGATCGGGAAGGTTGCCCGGAAGGGTTGCGCTTTGCGAGGGATCGGTCGTGCGTCACCTGCTGCCATCTACCACCTCCCGCGCTCCACGCCCGCCGCGAAGGGAATGCCGGCCATGAGGATCGAGCGACCCACGGGCGGCACCACCGTCGCACCACCGGATGTGTAAACGGCATAGTATGCTCGCATCTTCGTACCCGATGCATCTACTGTCATCCATGAAGCTCCCAATGTGGCTTCCCCGTAACAACTGGAGTATGCCCCCGTGGTATCAGCCGCCGCATTCCCGGAGGTCGCAGTGACCACGTTATCCACTTGCACCGCGATCCAGTATACGTGCTCGGCGATGATGGCACAGGCAACAGCAGCCGATTTCCATCCGGCGCCGGTGCCCTTAGTGTTGGTCGCAGCCACCGCAAGCCGCGTTCCCGGAATACCCCCAGCTCCGTCAGAATCATAGAGTCCAACCTCAAAGTTGGTGTCTTCCGATGCTGTATCACACCACCATCCGATCTCTGTGATGGCTGTGGCCCCTACAGGAGCAGTGTGTTTAGAAGCATCAGCATTACCATCTATCGTCTGAGCCACCGTCCCCGCTGGATCAACCGTCGGAGCCGCCAACACAAATCCAGCATTCGTGCCCTCGACTACAGCCATCACCCCTCCAATATCGCCCGCAGGCGCTACATCCCCGCGTCCCGCAAGGCCCCGGGCTTCTTCGGGAGTCCCTTCGGGCTGTAGCAGAAAGGGCCGGCCACACCCGCGTCAGCCACGACATAGCTCCACGCCAGCGCCGAGTACGACAGCGCGCCGCCTCCGTCCACAAGCCGCACCCGCACCCCCGCCGCCCACGTCGTCCGGTACGGGAACACGATGAGCTGCTCAGTCGCGCTCGTCGCCGCCACGAACGTCAGCAGGCTCACGTTCTGCACGTCCGCCACGCCGACAGTGTAGTCGTACACGTACACCTCGTACGCCACCACGTCGGTCGGAAGCAGCGGCGCCCCCGCCGAGTCCACCGTCACCGCGTCCCAAGCCAGCGTGGCTTGGGACTTGTACAGCACCGTCTGAGCGCTCGCGCATGAGAGCACGAGCGCCGCCAGTGCAAGGACCAGCAGCGCGCGCTTCATCAGGTCGTCTCCGGGAGCATCACCGCGATGCCGATGATGTTCCCCACCGCGCCGATCGCCTGGACGATCACCGCGACGATGGGCGGCGTCGATGCCGTGAAGTACAGAATCGCGCCCACCACGACGAACAGAAGTCCGCCGACCATGTAGCCGAGCCCTTTCTTTTTCCGAGCCGTCATTGCCATACGTCCCTCCACTACGAGAGTTGCCCCGGGAACGAGAAGGTGATCCGCGATACAATGCCGCCGTCAACCTCCTCGACTCCCGCGTCCACCAGCTTCGCGTTGAGCGCCGCCGAGCGGCACAGCGCCCCCATGATAGTCTTCTGGTCCTCCACCACGTCCACCAGCCTCCGCTCGTACTTCTGGTCCGTGATGTACTGCACCCGCACGTCAACCGACCGGTCCACCCTGATCACGCCTGAGCCCATGCCGCCGCGCTCTCGATTGCGCGACTCCATCGGCCCGAGCTTGATCGTGTAGCGTCGGTCCTGGAGCGCATCCTCCCCGTTCGCTTCCACGAATCCCTTCCCGCGGAGAAGCGTCTTCGTGGTGTCGAGGACGGCGCCTATCACCGGCGCAACCTCACGATGCCGCTCACCACTACGTCCGGTTCCTCATCCTCGTCCGAGTCGTACAGCCACTTCATCGCCGACATGCTGCCGGAGTACTTCTCCGCGTAGAGGTCCGCGCGCTTCCACCAGATGTCGTCCGGGTTCTGCGAGAGGTTCCTGCACACCTTCGAGAGCGTGAGGAAGGCGTGCGCAGGCTTCAGATCGTCCGAGGAGATGATGAGCGCCGGCCGATACCCTCGCGCCGAAACGTCCGAGCACATGTCCTCGAAGGCCCGGTCGATCTCGCGCTGGAACGTGCGCCTGACCACGTACTCGCTCGTCGCGGTGATCGAGACGGTGAAGGAGGTCGATACCGTGAGCGTCCCTGTCTCCCTGTCGGAAGTGGAGATCACCCTCCATTCCCCCGCGTTCGTCCCGGCGACGATCTCGACGGTGCCGCCCTTCCAGTGATCGTCCTCGTACTCCACGAGCTCCGAGTCCACGAGCGAGCTTGCGGACCCCGAGTCCGCGGTCCCGTGCGCCATGTACTTCTGACCCTGAAGCTCAGAGCATTCCGAGATGAGGTCCTCGTCGGTGATCTGAGACAGGATCGGGTACTGCACGATGTCGAAGAGTTGCACGTAGCGCGCGCTGTAGCCGTCGAAGTTGAGCGTCCACTCCGCGCGCCCGTTCTCCTGGTAGTCCGCCGTGACCGCTGTGCCAGGGATGTACGAGCACACACCATCCGCGGAGACAGTGATGGAGGAGGCCGAAACCTCCTCCACGTTGTCAAGCGAGATGTTGATCGTGCCCGAGGATGGGACCAGCAAACGGGTGTGGTCCCACACCTCAAGCGTCAGCGCGTCAGTCTCCGAAGAGACCTGCAACTGCTGTTTCACGGGCTACAGCCGCGGACCGACCCACGCGCTCGTGAACGTCGCCCCTGCTGCCGTCGCACCTTCTGCGGCGTACTGAAGCCTGACGAACCGCTCGACACCTGCGAGCGGAAGCTGGAGGCGTTTGGCGCCCACGGCATAGATGCTGGACGCGACCTTCAGCTCTCCGAAGGTCTTCTCGTACAGCCGCCCACCGAAGCCTGCCGCGTCCGCAGCGTGCCCGTCGTAGACCGACGTTGCCGCGGTCGCGGAACTCGCGGACTGCACGATGATGCGCAGCACTCCGCCGGAGACCACCTCGGAACCGGACGGGATGTCGATGAAGATCGACACCGGCTCGTTGAACATGGCGATGTCGTCGCCAAGGTCGATGACGTTCGTCGAGGTCGTGGTGATTCCGCTCGCCGGCATCGCCAGCGAGGTGTGCAGCACGAGATCAGCATCCACCGGCTGCACGTTCCTGGCGTCGAAGGTCGCCAGAGCCTGGAGGTACTTGAGAAAGTTCATGGCCATCCTCCCTTACACCGTGATCCCGGACTCGACGTCCGACAGGGCCGGGTCCACGATGACCGGGATGCCACGGTAGAACTCGACCTCCACGTCGTACGCCTTGTTCTGCGGCCCGATGGAGAGCGAGGTCGCCTTCAGGTCGTTGAGATACCCGACGCCTACCCAGGTCGTGACGAGCAGGTCCGGCTTCCAGCCCATGGCCGCGAACAGGTCGGTGAAGTTCTTGTTTGTCACCTTGCTGCCGCCGTTGATGCGGGCGCACCGTCCGATGCACTTCGGGTGGTACTGAGCGACGCCGATCCTTGTGTTGAAGAACATGCGGTAGACTTCGTTCATGGCGTCGGAGCTGTTCTTGTCCACGACGGCACCGTAGTCGTTCGCCTCGACGATCGCACCCTTCGCGCCGACCGCATGGATGCCCATGAACCGGTTCGGCCCGAACTTGAAGGCGTAGATGCTCGTGGTCTCTGCGCTTCCGCAGTCCACGACGCAGTCGCCCTGGGGGGAGATCGGGAGCCGCTTCAGCATCCCGGAGAAACCGTCGCCCTGGCTGTGCGAGCCGTAGAAGAGCTGGTAGCTCCCGTTGTACCCGAGGGCCTCGAGGTACGCCGCGTCCTGCTCCATGCGGTATGCGTTGGTGCCGCGGGGATCGCTGTCCGCCTTGATCTTGTCGACCTCGGACACGCCGGAAAGCAGGAATACGCCCTCCTGCCAGGGGATCTCGGTCGACTTGCTCTTCGCGATGTACTCACCGAGCTGCCGGAACTCGACAGTGGGTCGGCCCGTCCTACGGACGAACTTCTCCACCCACCCGGTGATCTGCCGCTGCGGCAGCATCCTGAAGGTGATTCCAGCGTTCTCGTTGGTAAGCGCATCCACGAGAGGGATCTGAGCGCCGCCGTACAACTTCGCGTAGTCGACGAGCGTCAGGCCAGTCCCAATGGTGCTCATGCTCTACCTCCGCATCGGTCGATCAGGGCCGCTTGTTGTAGATCGACTCGAACCCTTCCGATGCGGCACCCCTTTGGGGCGGCGTACCATCGCCAGGCTTTCGAGCCGGCGCTCCGGTGCCGGCCGGCGCACCCGCGAACAGTCCAGCCTTCTTGGCCTTGAGGAGCCATTCCAGCTTCTGGTCGGGATCGCCCTGCGGCATCAGCGTCGCGTCGAAAGTCGTCGGTAGCCCTTGCAGCTCCGCATCCAGTAGCGCCTGCACGATCGCAGACATGCGCTCGAGTTTCGGCTTCGTACTCTCCAGCTCCTTCGCCGTTTCGGAGTAGAGCTTCTCGAACTCGCCCTGCTTCCGAAGCGCTTCGTCGCGCTGGCGCTTTTCCTTGGACTCCTTCTCCTTGAAGATGCCCAGGATACGCTCGTACTCAGCCTTGACCTTCGCGTGCTCTTCGGCACTCACGGTCTTGGATACCGGCTCGGCACCCTTCCCGTTCGCGCCTGACGCAGAGGCTTCGCCCCGGCTATCCCCCGCCTTGCCTTCCGGCGTCCCGCCGGCCGGCTGGTTCGTTGCAGCAGCGGCCCCGGCCGTTTCCTCCTCCCCGAACCACTGGAGATGAATGTGCTTGGTTTCGTCCTGAACCGCGCCCAGCATAGTACCTCCCCCGACGCACTCGCATCGAAGGTGGTCTTGCTGTTACGCTCCACCATGCCGGACCGGCTCGACGAGTCGGTCGCTTTGTAGCCCGTGCCCGGGCAGCACCTTCGTCTACAGTCTACGCCATGCGGCGCGCTGCGTCAACTACCTTGCATTCGCTTGCGGTACTCCTCCCGGTACTCGTCAACCGTCTTCACGACGATCGGTTTGAGCAGGTCAGGGTCCTTCCCGACTTCGCTCTCCGGGATGAGCTCGCAGCGGCAGCGGTAGCCGCACCTGGTCGCGCCCACGCCCGGGAGCCCCGCGGCCTCCCACTCCTCCCAGCTTTTCGTCTCGCCGTGGCGGGCATCGCAGTCCTCGCAAGTCCTATCGTCCCTGACGGAGATCCACGTCCACGCCGGTGCGTCCGGAAACTCGTCACGGAGCCCACCCTGCTGGAGCATGCCGATCCCGCCGTTGACACTCAGGACGAGGGAGTTGCGGATGCTCCCGAAGATGGGCCCGCCCTCCTCGTAGTCGCGCAGGAGCCAGTCGCGTATGCCTTCCTCGTTCATGTTCCCCGCGATGAGTTTCTTGACGGCCGACGCAAGGCGGTTGCCGATCTCCTCGGCGTCTACGCGCACCCTGAGCATCAGACGCTGGAGCGCGATCTCACTGTGCTGGCCCATTCTCGCTCCTGTTCAGCGTGATGTTGCGCGCCCACTTCGCGCAGTACTGCCGCACGAGCTTGTCCATCTGCTGCACGGCGTAGCCCGTGAAGCCGAAGAAGAGGTACCCTTTGCGCTGCACGTACACGCCCACATCCGCGCGCTTCTGGCCGATAGTGATCGAGACAGAGTGGTCGCTCTCGTTGTACTCCTTTCGGTAGGTCGACTGCTTGGCGAGCAGCGGGCTCTCGGGACGGCCGCCTATCAGCGGGTGGTCGTGCTTCTTCTGGCGGATCGTGGAGTCGGCGTTGCGCTTCTGCGCGCTGCTGTCTGGCTGCTGGCGATCGAGGATGCCCTTCACGATCCCGTCGATTGTGCGCGTCCCGCAGGTCATGAGTAGGCCGCGGATCGACTTCTGGAACACCGAAGGGTCCACGAACCTAAGATCCTCGAATGGCTTCGCCACACTTCCCCCCTGCCGCAACGGCCTTCGCACCGACGCTCTCGAGAGCGGCTTGCGCGATCTTCACGGCCAGGCGTTTCCCATATTCGTCCGGAGAGCGGATCAGCGCATCGAGGTCGATATCATTCAGCGCTCTGTCGATCTGCTCCTCGGCCTGAAACCTGAGCCGCATTTCCTCGTCCACCAGGCGCCTGATTGCCTTCTCGACCGCTGCCATTCTGCCCTCCATTCCCGCCGAACGGCGACTGTCCTTGCTTGCCGAAGATGAGATCCGTGAGCGGCTGCTTCGGCTTGATCTCCTTGTTCTCCTTGGCCACTTGCTTGATCTGCTCGATGGCCTCCTCGCGCGTGAGATCAGGGTCGCGCTTGATGAGGTAGTCGACGGCGTTCGCAACGTCGAACTCGAACTCGAAGCGCCACCGCTTCTCCTCCTCATCCCACGTCGGCGGGTACTCGATTTCGCCGGGGTTCCAGTCAAGCTCCGCGTCTTCCGGGAGCCCTCGCTCCGGGTAATCCATGTTCTGCATGAGCCGCAGGAGGTTGAAGAGTTGCTTCTCGGTCTGGAACGCGACTTCCTTGTCGGCCCTGCGAATCTCCTCGAGGGCCCGATTGGCCACGCGCAGGCTGAAGCCCGAGGCGACGTTGCCCGACAGCGTGAAGTTCTCGTTCGATATCCCGAAGTTGTTCGCGATCGCCGCAACCTTCCCTCGGATCACGGCGTCGATCTGCTCGACCTGAGCCTTGAGGTCCAGCGTCGCAGCGGAAGCGCCGAAGGGGAGCAGGAACGGGAAGAGCGGGTCCGAGATGCCGTTGAGGAGCGACTTGTCGAGTGCATCGCCGCTGTCGCCCTTCGTGAAGACGATCTGCTTGAAACTCTGCGTCTTCACGAGGTAGCCGAGGTATGTGGCGAGTACTCCGATGACCATGTTGGCCTTGTAGGCGTCCTCGTTCAGCAATTCGCGCCAGAAGCCGCGCGTCGGGGCCGCGGCGTGGTAGGGGATCACCGGGATCACGCCGTACGGGTTCCTCTGGTCGTTGTCTTCCTCCAGGTCTGAGAACGGGTTCTTCTGGAGAATGCGCCCCTCCTCGGATAGGAACAGTCGGCGCTCCTTGTCGTAGTAGACCCAGCAGGCGATATCCCTCCCGAGCACGTCCCGCCCGTGCGTGATGTACGAGAAGCTCTTCATCTCGAGCGGGTTGTCCGAGCGGATCTCCACATGCGCCACGTCGGGCCCGATGAGCTCCAGCATGAGCTTCTTGTCCGCTCCGATGCTCCGCACGCGAATGAAGGCGACACTCGTGGCCTTGGCCAGACGTTGCGCCTCGGCGAGCATCCAGTCGAGTTTCCACTCGTCCGTGAGTTCGGTGAAGAGCGGGGACTCCATCGTCTCCCCGTCCGCCCCGAGCAGGTCTCGCATGACGCCGTTCGTGTAGACTGTGCTCGTCTCCCGGATGATGCGCCGGAAGATGTTCTGGGACGTGTCGGCCATGAGCTTGATGTTCGCCGCAGTTTCCGGAACGAACTGCCGAAGAA